AGGAGTAGCAGTATGAGAAGAACTAATTGTTCCTGCTGATTGTAAAGTTGAAGCAGATGATGACCAATTGCTAGAAACTAAATCAATAAGTAGGCTAACTTCATCCATATTACTTCACCAGATTATTTATTTTATTTGCTATTTGTTGTTCGATATGTTTGATAGTTTTCTCTTCTGCGTTTTTGATTACTTCTTCATCGCTAAAAGATACGTCTATTCCTAATATCTGAGATAGTTCTTTTGTTGCTAACTGTCTTTCCTTTTCAATAGATAGCAGTTCTTTGAATACCTTAAGAGGTTTCATTGAGTTCTTCTCCTAATTCTTTTATCAGCGGGTTTATTTCTTCTTCTTGCTACCCTTTGAGTATTGTCTAGTATGCTTTGAGTTTTTAATCCTAACTTATTTTTATTTCCTTTGCCTTCTATTTTTGGAAGGATTCTTAGTTTATCTCTAACTTTTTGGCTTAATGATTTTTTAGGTTTTTGTTGCGGTTGTTGTGCTGTTTGTTGAGTATCGGGTTTGATGTTTTCTTGTGGAATTGGTTTGACTACTCTTCTTACTCTAGGTTTAGGTTTATTTTTTGCCGCCATTCTTTGTCTCATTTCTTCATTAGTCATTGTTCTTCCTGTTGTTTTAGGAGATGGAACTGTTTGGTTTCTTTCTCGTTTTCTTTGTTGAACTCCTTCAAACAGTCGCATAGCCTCTTCTGTTTTATCTTTTTTAGTAGGTAATGAAACCTTTTTAGTAGGTAATGGAACATTCTGATTAGATTTAGGTAATGGAACATTCTGATTAGGTTGCTGTGGCTTTGGTTGTGGTTGTGGTTGTGGTTGATTAACTCTTGGTTTTTGAGTTAATTTTTTGTTTTGAAGCACATTTGAAAACTTATTTCTTTTTTTGTCTACTTTTCTTTTTTTTGCTTCTTGAATAGCAGAAGTCAAATCCATCCTATCCTTTGTAGATAGAGGCATATTGTTCCCTGCTTCCTTCATTCTTATTATTTTTTGTCGTTGTTCTGGAGTTAAAGGTAAATCAATCATTGAAGGAACGGTTGGTTTTTTATTCTTTGTTGTTTCTACTCGTCTTTTTCTTTCTTCCTCAGTCATTGTTTTTCCTGTTGGTTTAGGAGATGGGACTTTCTGTCCTGTTAAATCGCCCATTAATGCATCTAACTCTTCATTACTCATCTGCTTTAATAAAACATATGTTTCTGCATAACTTTCTGCTTTTAATATTTCATCTAAATACATTTCTAATCACCCTAAGAAATAAACTAAGTCGCCTTTACCCGACAGTATATCCATCGCTTCCTTTCGCAGTATATCATACTTTTCCTTCAAAGATATGTTTCCACCAGTTTCAGCGATTAAGATAGTTTGGTCGTCATGTCGTATAATTTCAGAAGCAACAAGTTTTGTTGCCGCTTCATGAATAGCCGCAGGAACTCGACCATCTCCTGCAATATATGAAACAATAATAGAATTCTGAGTATGATAAGGATAATCCTGCAAAAAGAATATTTTACCTTCTTCTCCAATAGTCCAGAAAGAACCTAATCTTCTAACATCTTGTTTAGCAGAGAAAGAAGTAAGAGTACATACCGTAGGAATAGATTCAGTAGTAGTAAATAAAACAGTATCGCTCATAGAACCAGTAGTAGTATGACTTAACACAACAGTAGTTGAATTAGTAATAGAACTTATTGTTGCAGATGAATTAATATTTGTCCCTGCAACTGCCATTCCTACAACTAATTTACTAGAATCCTGAACTGTTAAATTTGTTGTAGTTCCTGATGCTGAACAAGTTTGTTGAGTTTTTACTTTAATAATACAATCAGAACCATCTTCACCTGCTAATAGTGAAGAAATAAATACTTCTTTTCCATTCTCAGTATTCTTTTGTGCATAGAAGAAATCTGAAATGTTTCTAGCACTCACTATTAATTCCTTAGCCGCAGAAGCACCAGTAAATTGTGCAGTTTTAGAAGGATATTGCTCATTAACTAAAGAAACTAATTCGTTAGCCGTAGTCTTTTCCCCAAAGGAAGTATTAAATTCTGTAACTGCTAAGGTTCCAGTATCTTCTGAAATCATTTCAAAAGAAGTGCCGCTATTTGGTAATTCTAATACTATTGAATAGATGTCTCTGTAATTATCAAGTAATTCTATCTTTGCTTGAGCAGATGCTAATTCAAGATAACTACTTCCCTGCCATACTTGAAGAGAAACAATCTTTCTTACTTTCATTTGAGAAAGTTGTAAATATCCAACATAGCCACCATAGTATGCTTTTGCTGGATGTCTGATGAATTCAAAGTTATGATATTCATGTTGAGTAATTATTGGTCGGAAGGAACGCTTTACTTTGTCGTCTATGATTCCCTCTACCCGCTTAATGATAGAACCGACCTGCGCTTGAGAGGGGTTAGTAGAACCAGAAAATGCCGAAACTTGAAGCAAATCAGAAACTGCTCCCTTATCTGTGTAAAAACCATTACCACTTGAATAGTCTACATTAATTGTTGTATAATCACTTGGCGAGCGAACTGTTCCCATTTAATCACCTTCATAGAGTATCTAGTATTTCTTCTACATCTTCCAATGCATCTATAAAATCTTCAATTTCTGTTGTTTGTTCTATATTCAAACTAGTATCTTTTTGTTCTAATACTTTATCGTAGTTGAAAGTTATTTTAACATCAACGTATAAATTACCAATTATGTTATTCATGTCGAAAACTACTGAAGTATCTGTTATTTCTTGTGATTTTGCTCTCGTTCCTCTTTTATCATCAGGACTGGAAGTTCTTTTTGCAGTTCCAGATAAAAAACTAGGTTGCCAATCAAATTGAACTGGTTTCCCTTCTTTTTTAAGTTCATCAAAAATACCTTTAAATAAATTTTCTCCATCTGTAAATACTTTATCAATGCCAGTTTCAGTAGTAAATGGTTGTCTCTCTTTTAATCTTTTACTAAACTCATTAGTACCAAAAGTCTTTGTAATGAACTTATCTAATTGTTCTTTCTTTAGTTGAATAATGTCTCCTATTCCAGCATTAGTTTCTTCAGGTTCCCAAAAAGCATTTTTACCGATATTTAATTTTTCTTCCACGCCTTTAGTAATTTTAATAGGTAATAAAGCAAGATACCTAAAAAATAATTGGAATTGTTCATTAGACACAGAAACATCCGTTGGTGCATCACCAAAGAGATTAGACCCTACTGTTGTTTTAATAACAGGAATGGCCTCTAAAGTTATACCGCTAACTATTGAAGGATTATTTAAAATAGGTTCAAGATATTCTATAATAATTCTATCATTGTCTTTTATTGTTTCTAAAACTATTTCGGTGGTTAATAGCCTAAATTCTTTAGTATATATCATCTCTCTTATCTTTTTATCTTTAGTATCGAATTGTTTTATTTTCTTTTTATATTCATCAATACTTTGGAGTTTTAAACCCTTTATTACTTTTTTATTTTTTCTAGAAGAACTTTTAGATTGAGTAAAAATACCTTCTGCCATCAATAGTCTTTTCTTAGTATTTTCCTGCCAATCAGAAAACTCTTTTTTTGTTTTAAATATTAGAGAATCTTCTTCTCTAAATTGTACTACAACTTTGTCTTTCTTATCTTCGACTTTAAGCCTTAATCCACCATCGGCTAGTCTTGTTGTAATTGTAGCACCTTTATTGATAAATATTGCATACTTATTCTCTTTTAAATCTAAATTCAGTAGTTGTTCTTTTAAAGGAGGAAGGCCAGTATCGGCTATCTTCGATGAAGATAAGTTGCGCTGTTTTATATTACCATAATCACTAATAGAGTAAGTTTTTTCATTTTTTCCGACAGTAACATAAGGTATTTCCATTATATCTAGTTCTTTTGGACTTTCACCAGAACTTTTTAATGCTATCTGTCTTTGAAGAAGTGGGTCATCTATTAAATCCTGTAATGTTTTAGTCTCTACTAATTTAATTACTTCCTTAATGAAACCCATATCAGCAGAACTTTTACCCTTGCTCATTCTATTGAAAATTTGAAAGATACTTCCAGTTTCTTTAGTTGGAATTAATTTAAAAGCATCCATAATCTTAGTATCTTCTAAATATTTTTCTACTACATTTCTTAACCAAGTTTTAACTTCTTCGTTAGAGGCTGTTTTTTTTGCTTCATCGAAGCGACTTTCTAAATCATCAATATTAAGTTGTCCTTTTATTAAGGACTTAATACTTTCTATAATTCTTTTTGAGTCATCCTCGTCTAAAAACCGAGTATTTCCATCCCAAAGAAAATTACTTTGTTTAGCAATAATCATCTCACATCAACCATTTAGCCCAAGCCGCACCTTTTTGAATTGCAGAACCTAATCCTAATCCGCTTTGTGGCGGTTCATAACTTGTTTGGCCTGTTTGTGGGTCAATCCAATATGGTCGGCCATAACCGTCTTGACCCGATGGGGGAACAGGATAACCTGAACCATTGCCTACTGCGCCCTGCATTTGCTGATATTGCTGAGTTTGTCCAGTTAATCCAGCGATAGCCATACCTGCTGTCGGAGCCGCCGCACCACCTGAGAAGCCTTGAGATTCTAGGTACTGCTGTTTTGCCATCTTTCTTTGATTAACTATTTCTGTGTTGATTGCTGAATCTAATAGGTTCTTTAAGTCTAAGTCAATATTTGCTTGAGTAATTCTTTCAAACTCTCTCATACTATCAGAATCAATTTTCATTCTGTTAGTAGTAGAGTCATGAACAAATGCTAACTTTCCTAGCATCTGACTCATTACTCTTTCCAATACATCTTCCATTAGTGTTTCTAATGATTTAAAGAATTGTTCCCCATGATATTGAAAGAACTCTTCAACGTGGTTTTCTTGCAAAGATAACAGATTGTTTACTGTTTTAAAATTTGCTTCACCTTGCTGTTGAACTGCTCCCATTAATGTTCCATTACTTGTTCCAAATACTCCCATATTTATTCCTCCTTTTGATTAACTAAAAAGTCTAATTTTAAAGTAATAGCCTTTAGTTCCGTTGTTAGCCGCAATACTTCGGCCTCCTTCGACTCATCTTCTGATAGCGTGGGTGGCTTTATAATATATCCGACTGACGAGAGGGCGATAATATCTTCATTAGATAAAGCATAAATTGGCCCACTTTTCATTAATTGAGGCATTTTAGGCTTAGGAATAAATCTTTTGAAATCTAATCCATGTTCATCTGCTAATATTTCTTGTTGTAGCATTTCTAATTGTTTATGATAAGCGGCGTGTTTAGGACAATAAGTTCCTCTTAATGGTCTTCCACGTTCTACTCTATCTAAAGGAATAGGTGGTCGCAAATAATCTCCTGCTTCCCAAACATGATGCATTCCACATACTACGCATCTTTCTTTAAGATTAAATTTATATCCATATTTAATGAATAGTATTTTCTTTTTCTCTGGAACTAATACCTTATGTAGTTCCTTTAGTTTCTTTTTAGGTTTGAAATTATCAAACTTATATTCTTCTATTACCCCACTTGCTCTTGCCTGTTGTAATTTAGGCAAAAATCTATTTGGTACGTTCTGACCAACCATATTACCGACTGGTGTTCCATTTGTTCCTACTTGCTGTATAATGTTGTTCTGATACATAATAATCAATAATCCTTTATCATTGTAAACACACCTTGATAAACTGCTTCGGGTTCTGATTTAGCCGATACAATATATTTGTGTGTTGGAATTCCTACATCATTTAACTTTTGCATTCCATATTTAAATGGTTCAAAGATAGGATGCTTTTCAATAGGTAAATCACTTTTATGTTTATCTCCCCATATATCATACTTATTAGCCCAAATAGAAACTGCTAATGGATAATCAGATTCCTTCTTCTTTTTACCAGTAGGCCATCTTTCACTAACAATTGTATCTACTAAAAACTTCCATGCTACTTGATGGTCTAAATTACCACCTTTATCTAAATGTCTATGGTCGATTAAAAAAATAATATATTTTACTTTTCTAGTTTGCATATCTTTAGCCCATTCTTTCCAGTATATTGCTTCTCCACCAATATCAGAAGTTTTTAAAGTATTCATTTCACCATCTAATTTAATTGATTTTCTAGTGGCTCTATGACGACCAACAGTTCTTTTCTGTATTGCTGGTACTTCACCCCTAGTTCTTAATTGATGATGTAAAGTAGTTTTACCTACCATTGTTGCACCATAGATACCAAAGTTAATAGCATGAATTTTCTTATAAAAACCAATTACTGCTTCTGTAACAACAACTGCAAATCCTGCTAGTAATGACATATAATAACCTCAATGCCATAATGATTTCAAATAACTAATTAAAGAACCCATGATATTGATGTCAAAGACACCCATGATATTCCCAATCAGAAATGCTGATAATGTTGCACAACTGCCCCAAAAAACCAATCTCATCTTAACAAAGAACATATCCGCAGAATGCGCTCTTGATTGATTATAAGCGTAATCAGAATCGCTAAATCCCAACCAATCACTAACTACCATTTAATCACCTATTGCAATTGAGTCAAGAAATCAGAAGAAACTACGTTTTCTGTTTCATATGTCTGTGCAATAGGAGGCATTCCAGTATAAGGTGAAAGATTGTATGATTTAGCAGTATCTTGAAGTTTCTTTCGTTGTTCTTCATCTCTTGCCATCCTAGCCCAGTAAGCAGTAATCTTACGGTCTAATAGCCAAAGTTCAATCTTATCATTTAATGATAGGTCAAATAGTGCTTTCATACACATTATCATTCCAACGGTCATAAGACCAAATAAGACTCCATGAGCAATTGGTGGATAAGGGAATGCTGAACCATATTCTGCATAAAAGAATACGTTAGCACCACTTACTGTTCCAACAAAAAGAATAGTCATAACTAATCGAGTATCTTGATTCAATGCTGGCATTATATCACCTCAAGCGAATTCAACAGAAACTTCTGCTGTTGAAGAACTGGTTTCTGCAATTTCTAAAAAGATTCCATTTCTACATAATACGCCATGCATATCATATTCAAAATTATAATGCCCTGTTACTGAATGAGTAATTCTAGCGACCTCTGTTCCAGAATTATCTTGCCCATCGAACACTTTAACTGTTACTGCTGCATTACCTACAATAATTAAATTAGCATGAATGCTAATTAATATTGTTTGACCAGTATTAACAATTGCGCTTGAACCTAAAACTCCACTTGAACGACATACTTGATTTGCCATAACATCACCTTCACTTTGAGCAGAGTGCCAACCCTACTTAATACTTGGGTTTCAATCTTCACTTAAAGCAGATTTCTTCGTTGTTTTTGAAGGTTTCTTAGCCTTTGGCTTAGGTTTAGCCTTTGGTAATTCTTTCTTTGGTAGAAGTAAATCACACAAATCTTCTGCTGAACCTAATTCTTTACCTAGTTCTTCAAAACCAATCTTTAATAATTTCTCATTAAGTAGTAGAATACCTTCTCTATCAGATTCTTCAAATGTAAACATTAAGTTCCCATCTGATAAACCAACGATAGCACGACTAAGAGGGATAGAAGCGGAATCATTCTGAGTAATCTCAGTCATCCGTTCTAGTCCGTTAATGGTACACCTACTGCCTAAGCGACTGTTTTCAGTCAATTTGACAGAAACCATTTAATCACCTCAAAGTTGTCCGTGAACTCTAATAGTTACTGGAGTACCGTCTAAAGAAGCGTTAGTATTTGCTAATTGCGCTTCTTTACCAGTAGTTCCATCTTCTACGTTTACTTCCAAATAAAGAGTATCTCCATTTGATGCGCCATCTACTAGAATAAAATTGTGTTGTGCTAAACCGCCTGGAATTCTGGTAATAAACGCAGTATTGATGGTTTTAAGTCCTAATGATGCAGCAGTAATAACTACTCCACCAGTAGTATAGGTTGCAATGTCAATTGAAGCATCAACGACGTATTCATCACCTAATACTCTTGGTCTAGTGAAACCTTTATGGTTTGCTACTAATGTTACTGTATGTGCCAATTAAAACACCTACTGTCCAATACAAATCCAACTCAACAATTCGTCTGAAACTATGTCTAGTGTAAGAGAAACTGTATTTATTCCACCTACAACTGAACTAGCAACAGGGAATGTTTCATCAATTGAATGAGTTGCTGCATTTGCCGCCCTAACTCCATTACCCATAGGGCTAGTAGTCATAATTTCAACAGAAGTCCATCCTGTTAAAACTAATTCCGTTGTAGCCGCATCTTCTGTAATTGTTCCAAAAGCCATCTTTCTGTTTCCTTCTAAGTTCATTTCGCCTAATATTACTTGTGTTTTTGCCATATATATCCTCTCCTTTTTTCCTCACTGTATGTTTGTTATCTTTCCTTGACCACGGAAGAAGGAACATCCTACTTCACCAATTGTTCGATACAAAGCCCTGTTTCCTAGAGTTCCTACACCAAATGGATTACCATTAGCGATTCCGTCTTCAAAGTATTGTGTAGGTTTCATTACTGAAAGCCACAAATGGTCTGTATCAAGGAATAATAGGTCACTTAGTTTTGTTGAAGCACCGCCAGTTTGACACATATCCTTAACTGGGATAAGTGGTATATCGTAGTAAGTAGCAACTCTAAAGCCCATTTCTTGGCCTTTAGTTCCTCTAACACCGTTTACTGTTGGTACGATTTCTTTTCTGTCCATAAATCTCTCTTGACTTTGTAACAAATCAGCAAGTGCTTGAATTGTATCATATCCAGTTAGAATAACCTTTGGAGAACCACCGGCTAATTTTAGATTTCTAATCATATCGTTAAGTCTTGTTAGGGTCAATGAACGAACATTTCCTGCGGCGTAGCCACTACCAAAGTCTACTTCTGCATCAAGGAAAGAGGCTGCGGAGAATCTTTCACTACCGTAGATTTTTCCTAGTGCGTTAGAAGCGGATGTTGTATCAGTTGCTAGAACTCCACCATCAATTGCTAATAGTTCTGCTCTTGAGGTAATAACCTTGTTTAGAGAAGTATAGTTGTTTCCGATATTTGGCATAGCGGCGACTTCACCATAATGTTCTAGTGGCATAACCAACATTTTGTTTTGTACTTCAGCATGGTGCTTACCCATATCTTCACGCATTTGCGCTCTAATATCGCCAATTCCATCATCAATTTGTGCCATTTCCATAGCAAGTTCACTGAAATCAAATTGGTGTGCAACTACTTTAGGACTCATGTTTAGTTGAGCGTAAGTTGGTGCAATTGGGCCAAGTCCATCTTGTGCTGTTGATAGTGCCGCATTCTCCGGTACACCACCAATCATATCTGCTCTTGGACTATCCGAACCTAGTTCTGCTAAGTTTTCTGTTCCACTTGCATCAACAGTAAACAAGTTACCGCTTCCACCGGAAGGTCTTGACTTTAGAACTCTCCATCCGCTAGAACTGTAAGGTCTTTTTGAAATCATTGAAAGAGCGTTAACTTCTCTATTCAACATTGACCATACTTTTTGTCCGTAAACAATATTGTAAAGTGCAGATACATCACTAACAGCACTACCGGAGAATGCCGGAGAACCATCGTGTCCTGTGTGTATTCCACCAATAGCACCGGCTTGCTTCAAAAGAGCGTTACCGGCAGGTAGATTGTTTATTCCATATGTGCTTGCTTCTAAGTCTGCGATTGTATTAATATATCCTGTCATCTTAAATTCCCCCTACCATCTTGTGAATGTCCGACCAATCCATGTTAGCCATTTCATCCATACTTGGGAGTTTTGCTTGTACTTCTTCTTGAGCCTTTAGAATAGTTTCCTTTTCTGTGGTCAATGATTTCCTTAGTTGTGTAAATTCATCTTTAAGAGAAGCAATCTCGCTAGCCGCATCATAGTTTGCCTTTGCGATTGTGTTTTCTCTTGATGTAACTTCAGTAGCGAATCTTGCTTGGAATGATTTCTTTAGGTTATCATAAGCAAGAGTTTCTAACTGCTCTTGTCGGAAAGCCTCGTAAGCCTTCTCGATGTTTCCAACTGACAAATCTAGTGTGTCAAATTCACCGTTACCAAAAGACTTTACTACTGGCATATCGGATGAAGTTGGTTTACCATTGTTAATTACAATACGGTCAGCAGGTTCTCCAATTTGGTTTCCTGCACCATCAAGAGTTCTTAAGTAAGCCTTTGCTTCCTCATCTTGATACTCGCCCATTTCCATGTCCCCTTCTTTATCAGCCAGTTCCATGTCTTCTTCGTCTTCTTTGTCCATGTAATTTCCTCTTTCCATGTCCCCTTCTTCATCAGCCATTTCATGTTCTTCAGTATGGCCTTTTTCATCTATCTCTTCTTCTTTACGAAGCGTATTTACTTCTTCTAGCAAAGTATCTAACTCCGCTAATGCTTTTTCTAGTTTTTCACTCATGTTTATGTCTCCTTTATCTTGTTTCAAAATATCGAACCTCGCTTCGGGGTTAATTCCTTTTTCGCATATAGTAATTTCATGCAACTCTAACTTGCTGATTTCATTATAATCACCTAAGTTTTCGTGGCTTTTCTTTACTTTTTGGAGGGCTTGGCCTCCTATGCTAAAAGACCTTAATGACCCTTTGCGAATGTTTCTGCCAACTTCCTTGGCTTTTTCTATATCGTCTCGTAGTTTAATTACTACAAAGAAACCTACATCATCTACTTCGGACTTCCATAGTCGCCCGCTAGTATCTCTATAAGAATCTACAACTTCTCCAACTTGAACATTGGAATGGTTTGTCATAACATTTCTAAATTTAGAGTCTCCCATAAATTTAGTAACTGCTTCATTAAGTGCCTTTAGTGTGATTAAGTCATTTTGCTTATCAACTATCTCTATACTGGCATAGCCGCCTATCATCAAATCGTCGCTTCTAGCCTTGAGGATGGAGAACCCATCATTTCTCGTTGCTAATACTGCCGATGACATTTCGCTCAAAAGGAAAAAATCTCCTTTTGATATATAATACACACGGTTATTTTAAACGATTAGTCCTCATTTGGAGGTAATTCAAGACTACTGTATTTATCTTCATAAATATTCCATAGTCCTCTATCACTATCAGTATCAGCAGGTTTTTGTTCATAGCCTGTCCATGCTAGCCACATTCTTTTTCCTTTAACTTCAAGCATTCTAACATGAAGTTTAGTTTCAAACTTATTACCATCTAAGAAATACTCATGGTAGCCTTCCTTTTGAACGCCTAATTTAACATCTCCACTGTCGATGACTTTACGCTTAGATATATTCTTAGCAACCATAGCAGGGAACTTACCGGCCTTGCCAAACAATTCAAAGATGTCATCTTTACTATCTAATCTTACCATCCAGTTGATGCTCTCATCGCCTAACTTCATAACAATATTTAGATTATCATCATCTCTAAGATATACCTTAAACTCACCACTTCTGTATTTTTCGGGAGTTTCATATTCTTTTTTAATGGTGTCCATTAATATCTTATCATGTTCAGCAAACAACTTTTTTGTTTTAGCATCAAAAGATATTCCATCTCTATTCTCAAACCAATCTTTTACTCGGCTTTCTTTACTTTCTAGTATGTCTTGATATTCTTTTTTGTGATTTTTTACTAAGAAATTATGAACAACTTTCGGTACTTGTGCGCCCTTTTCCTTTAAGAAATTAAATATAGCAACAGTAAGTTTAGATTGTTTTGTTTTCATTATTTCTTCTGCCTGTTCTTTCCACAGGTCTAAATCCATTAGTGCATTCTTGGCCATTAGATTGTCTTCTTCAAATCCATAGATAGTAAAACCATCCATGTCTCCTTTGATTATAATATTGGCTTCGCCGTGAATATGGTCAGAAACTACAATCCCTTTCTCTACTTCTTCTACATTATATTTCAAAGACTTATCCGTATCGTTGATTAGCATTTGTAGAGTAACTAACTTATCCGGTGTCTTACTTTCAGCAATTTCATTTATCTTTGCTGAATAAACAACTGGCTTACCCTTAACTTGTTTTACTTTATCAATAGAAACTCTAACAACTTCTCCGACATCTGCCGAAACCTTAGTATTAGTAGCACTACCTACATTAAGATAATTTACACCTTCTATTTTTTCACCATCTTCTTCAACTGGCCCCGCCCCTAACTTATAAGAAAAGTTAGAACCACTCTTTTTCTTATCAAGTACAATTAAATCTAACTCAACAAAAGGTTTCCATCTAATCCACTTGGGGTTTTTCTTTGTTCCTAAGTAGTAAGTTGATGTAGAGTCTTTAATCATAGCACCTTCAGCAGTAGGCATTTCCATAATCTTCTTAGCATACTCTTCAACATCCTTTAGACTATCAGCAACTCTTGTATCTTTTTTAGATGGGAATGTTAAGGCTTCACTAGAATGTATAGAATAGTTATTGAACATTATTTGCATTCTGTTTTGTAATGTATCTTCCATGAGATTTTCTTCGTTGTGTCTCATAATATCAAACACATGAATTCTAGCCTTGCCCTCTCTTTTTCCTTCTAAGTATTCTACCGCTTCTTTTCTTTTAAGAGAATCCTCTCCGTCAAATAAAACTAATGAAGCATCTAATATACAGTCTCCGAATTGTTTCTTTTTCAATTCTTCTATTGCGTCTTTACATTTACTAGATATATCTTTACCTGTATAATCATAGACTTTTATATTCTTATCTATTTTATGAAGTTGTATTCTAAATCCATCATATTTTTCTTGGACATAGTATTCTCCACTAAACCCTTTTAGTTCATTCATATCTTCTATTGTAAATATTCTATACATTGGTTTGTTAGGAATAATAAAATCACTTTGGGCTTTCTCTTCATCAGATTTCTTTTCTTTCAAGATAGTTTTTTTATCTTTATCAGTTTCATCCTTGGCTTTAGTTTCATCTACATCTGTATCTATGTCTTCTAATTCAAGCCACTCTTCTTTAGTGTTCTTAGATAAGAATATTAATTCTAGCATATTCATAGCGGCCTTCACCTTAGACTCCACTTTCTTAGAATCTTTATCGTCGCCATAATGCTCTATAATGTAAAGTGCAACATCATCAACTTCTAAGTCTAGCCCAGTTAAACCTTCAGTAATATCATCGGGCTTCATATCTTTAATTGAATATGCTTCTTTAGGTAGTGCTTTATCATCTTCTCTAATAGCATAGTGAACAAACTTAATCATAAGTTCGGGTGAACCTAATAATGCTTCTAATACATTACCTTTAAATTTTTTAGCGAAAGGGTCACTAACTTCTTCCGAAGAATATCTTAATGCTTTAATTCCTTGATATAATTTTTCAGCATTGTTTGTTGTTGGGTCGGAAGCATCTTTAGATTCTAGTAGGTCTTCCTCAATGTAATCCTTAAGTTCATTTGAAAGAGCATCGCTCATTTCATATGCTTCTTTAATTTTATTTACTGCGTTTCTCCATTTAGAACCGTATTCTTTTGGGTCGGTTCTTGCTGAAAGATAAGCGACTCTTGTTCTTTCAAAGAGTCTTAGAATATCTGTGGATATTGACTTATCCTTTTCAATAAGGAGGGGCATATAGCATCAACTAACTCTTCTTTCTCTTTCTTCGGGGGTTTCTAGGCTTCTTCTATATTCGCTATAACTTGACACATTTTCCTTTCCTTGTTTTAATCTAAGGTTGTTATGGTCTTTTCTATCAATATTAATTTCCATGCCCTTGAGTGCGTTTTCTAATTCCTTTAAATTAGGTGTTGAAGATAATGACGATGCTTTCCCAAAAATCTTTATTTTTCTAAGGGCATTTTTAAATTCATATTCAAGTAGTCTAACTGCTTTATCGTAGGCTTCATTATCTTTCTCTATTGTTCTTTCTGCTTTTTTTAAACTCTCGCCCGCTAAACCATACCCTTCATCTTTTCGAGTTTGATTAGTAATCTTAGAAGCATCTTGTACTTTAGGTCGCTTAATCTTAACTTCCTCTACGCTAGTATCTACTTCTTTTACTTGAGTAGGCTCTATGTTCATTCTCTTTTTTGCGCTCAATTCTTCTTTAGCCTTTCTTGCTTTTTCAATAGCAAGGCTGATTATTTTTTCTTGTCTTGTAACTTTTTCCGGCATTATTGTCCACCTACATTTTCTACCATCTTATGAATATCTTTCCAATCCATATTTCCTACATCTTTCAATGGGGAACCGCCAATGGTTCCGTTGTTCATTCTTGGAGTAGGACTATCAACAACGACAAAACCGGACTTCATTAGTAGGTTATCGTCATTGTAAACTGCTCTCTCTAAACTTTCTATCTTAGAAGTCAGTGCCTTGATTATCTCAAGTAGTTCTTCATTAATTGTATTTTCTTCACTCATCTCTTTTCCTCCTTCTTTGGATATACTAAATCTCTCAACTGTCTGTAAAGCAATTCATAGTCCTTACGAAGTTCGGTAGCCGAAGCGACTATATCTACATTCCGTTCATCCATAGACTTCATTTTCTTGGTAAGTTTCTTATCGGACTTAACTAGTTCTGCATCCTTTAGAACTTGTATTAATTCTCCTAACTTAGTGAAGTCTTGACCAAAAAATTCAGTTGGTTGTGTTGATTGTAGTATCTTCTTTAGACGCTTAGTTTGTTTTTTATCTAATGTGTCTAATATATTCTTTTTTACTTTTTCTTCTTTCTTTATGGTAAATTCTTTACCTTCTTCATAATAATCCCATGTCATTTTCCTTCCTCCTTTTCTGCTCTAATTTCTTCAAGAATTTCTCTTTCGAGTGCGTTTGTTTCTTCAGAAAATTTATTTTCCAATTCTGCAAAATCAGCAAGTGTTTCTATTTTATCTACTTCAGCCAAAATTCTATTCAAGTCCATTTCTTTCTTTAACTTTTCATCTAGTCCCATAAATTGTTTCATTAGACTTTCTAAGTCTGCAACATTATCAAATGCCTTAGAGTCACTTACTGTTTTGGTTAGTAGTATTCTTCTTAGAGATTGTGGATTTCTTTTGTAGTCCTGTATCTTTAGTTTATCCTTAAATTCAACTATTGAAGACTTTTTGATATTAACAAAGAAAACTTCTAATAAACCGACTAGTCGTTCCTCTAACTCTTTAGCCTTTGATTGTAAGTTCTTCTTATCTCCTTTCAAATCTTTTTTGTTGGAAAATTTTAATTCTCTTTCCAACCAATTTTCAAACCAAGCCCGTAACTCTTCTGCGGATGGTGGCGTTCCTTTTTGTTCTGTAGTGGATGGTTTGATTGTGGATTCTTCTGTTTCTTTTGTAGTCAATCTATTCAATGCATTCTCATACGCTTGTTCTAAATCTATTAAATTATCTACAGACTTTTCTTTAGGTTGTGATTCCCTTTGAGCCAGTAATCCAACGGTTTTCTTTAAATGAACTA